AGGCCAATGGCTTCTTTTTCTTTTTAGGGGTTGGAGACTATGTTGGTTTTTTAAGGCACTTGCAATTAAGCCCGCACATGCAATTTGGTAGTGGACATAGGCACGGGAAGCTGTATGTTTACTCACGTAAGGAGTTAGACTTATATATTAAACTTAAATTAAGGAGGAGTAAATGTCAGGCGTTGGACAGGCAGTAGGAGCAGTTGTCGGGACGGTAATCGCCCCCGGTATAGGAACAGTTATAGGCTCATCTATTGGTGGGCTGGCAGACGGAGCAATCAACAAGAATAAAGACAAGGGGTCATCCGCCCCGGAAGCTCCAAAGCCCGTAGAGCAATACGAAACTCAACAGGAAGCAGTTCGTAGCAAAAATGAGGCGAACAGGCGTCGGAGTTCTTTTTCAAATACCTTTGTTGCCTCTAGAGGGATTGGAACAAGTGGCGTAGGCAAAAGCTTTTTAGGCCAATAATATGCTGTACAACAATCAGTTACCAAAGCAGAAGAGGGAACAGCTCTATTCGTATAGACAACGCTATGTGTCTAACTGGCAACGAGTTGCGGAGTACGCAGAGCCGGACCGGAGGTTTAACCTGAACGGGGCTGTGCAGGAGGCTACTCCTAACAATGAGGCCTATATTGACACCACCCTTGAGCGAGCCTTGAGGCTGAACGCAACAGGCCAGCATGAGCTTGTGATGCCCAAAGCCAGCGAATGGTTTACGTTTACTCCACAAGCTAAGGCGGCAGATGCTGACGCAGTGAGTTCTACTATTGAGGACGAGTACGCCCTGACGGCAAGGGTAGTGTCCATGTTCATGAGGAACAGCAACCTGCATACAGCCAGTGAGCTTTTCTTCTGGGACAGGGCGGCTTATGGCATTGGGGCATTTTGGGCAGAGTGGGACGCTAAGCAAAAGGGGTTTAATTTTTATTCTATACCAGTAGGAACATTCATGGTGGACAAAGACAAATTTGGCCGGATGAATATGTTTTGCTGGGACGATTGGATGAGGAACCAAGACATTGTGGCTACGTTCCCTGAGGGCAACTTGCCGCAAACTGTTAAGGATAAGTATATTGCAAACTCCAACAGTCCGGACAACTACCTTGTGTTCCACTTGTTGGAGCGAGTGGAGCGCACAGGAGATGAAGGACTTGTGAGGCGAGCCAAAGGAAAAGAGTGGGTGCTTCGTTCGGTGTATGACGCTACAGGAGACGTATTGCTTGAGCAATTCTTTGAGCAATGCCCCGTTATCTGTTGCAACTGTTTTGATTTGCCTAACTCCCCGTATGGATATGGGTTTGGGAAGGTTTCATTGGCAGACCAGATTGAATTGGTTAATTGCCTTAAGGCTTTGGCAGAGGCGGCCCAACAGAAGATTTTCCCGCCGATGCTTGTTCCGGAAGGATTTCAGGGCAATATCGGATATGGAGCGGGCGAGGTAACGACCTTTAACCCGTTGAACATTCAGGCAAGGCCGTCGCCCCTGTTCCAGCAGTCAGCCCAAACTTCCGATACCCAATGGCAAATTGAGCGTTTTGAGCGTGTCATCAATGAGGCGTGCGACGTTAATTTGTTTATGCCTCTGTTGAATGTGAAAGACCCGCAATACATGAAAGCTACAGTAGCGCAGATGATTGAATCTTACTCTGCCCGTATTAGCTCTACGGCATATACGAGGCTGATTGAACAATTCCTGCGGCCATTGGTTGACTTCTGCTATAATACGCTGGTAGCGCAAGGGTATGTGCGACCGTTGCGTGATTATCACATCCAGTTCTGCACGCCGTTCCAGATTCTTTTGGATAGGCATCAGCCGACGTTGTTCACAGAGTTCCTGCAAACGGTTGTCATTCCTCTGTCTCAAATTGACCCGACGGTTCTTGATTCATTGGATGCTAACTATATTTTCCGAAGAAGCATGCTTGATATTGGATTGTCGCCCAAGTATGCTAGGCCTCAAGCTAAGGTGAACCAGATGCGAAAGGAAAGGGATGCCGCCCAAAACGAAGCCAACCAGATGGCAAATGCCAAGACATTCTCCGAAGTGCAGAAGAACCTCGGCGCGGCATCCAAAGACATGAATATCATTTAATGATGAGAACAGAAGAAAAGTTGGACGTAGTAAGGATTACCTCTCTTTTAGGAGATGAAATAGAGATTCCCAAAGAGGTTTACGACAAGGCCAAGGAAGTATTGGATTCCGACAGGGACAAATACATCCTGTTTGTACTCAAGGCTATTGCCAGCGGGAGCAGATATAAGCTTCCAGCCGCATTGAAATCCCACTTCGATGGAAACAAACTCTTCTACATTGAAGGCATTAACGCACTAATTGAAGTAATAGAAGCATTGTATGAGCGAAAACAATAACCCCTCTACGGGAGACACTACGCAGACACAGCAACCTCCGGCCCAAGAGCAGACGAAGATGCCGGGAACCATGTCATTGAGCGACCCTGCCTTAACTCAAAAACCGCAGGAACAGTTCACTATTGACAAGATTGTTAATAATGACGGGACGTTTAAGGAGGGCTGGAATTCCTCTGTCGAAGGCGGCGAGAGCTTGTCTAAGTACAACAATATCAATGACTTAATCAAAGGCTTCGTTAATGCAAACAAGCTTATTGGAAAGAAGCAGGAACAGATTTCCCGCCCCGGAGCAGACGCTACGGACGAGCAAAGGAAAGCATGGCGTGAACACTTGGGCGTTCCGGAGAAAGCCGACGACTATCAAGTGCCTGATGAATATAAAGAGACGGTGGATGCGGAATCTTTTAAGGAGTTCGCGCAGTTTGCTCACGAACACAACATCCCCGCCGATACCATGCAGGAGCTGTTGCGCTTTCAGGAAAGGTATGCGGCCAAACTTAATGAAGTAAACGCCAAGCGTATCGAAGAACAGGCGAAGGAAGCCAGGAAATATTTTCAGGCAGAGTGGGGAGGCTTGTATGAGCGCAACTTCAACTTGCTCAAAGACGGCCTTGTTCGCGCCGGAATTGACATCGAATCCCCGGAGATGTCGGGAGCATTGAACAATCCCTTCATTCTTTCTGCGCTGTTCGACAAGATTTCCAGCATGCAGGACGGGACAATGCCTGTTCCCGGGTTCATGAAAGCCAGTGCCAGCGACGCAAAGGAACAAATCATGGGACTGATTAACAAGTATGGTTCCGTCAACCAGATGCCGCACGACGCAAGGGAGCTGTATCATAGGCTCTTGGCAAACAAAAATATCAAGTGGTAGTTTTGCATTGCATGCGCAAGCATTCAGTGGTATATCTACTTCTGCATTAGTGTGAGTTTTTTTACTCCGGTGTTTTGTCTCACACTAAAAAACAAAAAAATAGTGGAGGGCTGGGTTTCTTTGTTCTTCTTTACCAGCCCTCCATTATTTTTATTGCATTCTCATGTCAGGCATGGCATATTACACCTGCTGTTGGGAAACAGCACAATATCATCAAAGGGATAAATATCGAAGAGCGATAGCATGGAGAAAATGGGGCTGGGAACGTAGTGTGATGCGTTCCCAGCTTTCTTTTTGTTGATTTTATATTATGGTTAAGCTTTCTTGAGCTTAGAGCAACCCGTTTTGGACACTTGCTTTAACAACCACATAGTTAGAGGACAGCCGTCTTCCTCATTAAACAGCCCTGCTTTAAGGACACCTGTCGAACACATTGTGACGGTGAGAACTAAAAGTATAATTGAATTATGGCAAATTACGGAAACTTCCAGACGCTTGCTGTAAACGAGTACACGCCCATGATTTATGCGGCTGTTCAGCAGATGCGTTCCCGCACGGAGCGTTTCATGAGGGTTTACGGCATGAATTCCAGACAGCGCAGGTTCCAAATCATTGACCCTGTGAACTCCACTCAAATCACCGACCTGTATGGCGCGACTAACCCGCAACAGGCCGAGTTCCGACAGAGGTGGCTTAAGACGAAAATCTTTAAGTCCACTCATGAAATTTCCCGCACGGAAATGCAACAGGCTGGAACCATTGATTCCCCTCTGCCCCGTATCGTTGACGCCGAACGCATGGAAATGCAACGCCGTCGCGACATGGTTGCGGTTGAAGGCCTCATTGGCACGGCATGGACTGGTGAGAACGGGGACATCCCTGTGACGTTTAACGAAAAGGCAAACACTATCCCTGTGGGATATGTGCGGACTGGCACTTACGTTGCGTCCGGTCTGACCTTTGACAAGATTGTGCGGGCCAAGACTATCTTCGGCATGCGCAACGTGCTTGGTCAGGATGTGGAACGTCAGGACTTGGGCGGCCCCGAAATGGTGATTCTGTGTACGCATGAAGAACTGGCTGCTCTGTACGGCATCAATGAATTCACGAATATCCTTTACTCCGACCAGAGACCCATTGCCAGTGGCTATATTGACAACGTGCTTGGCGTCCGCTTCATTGCTCTGACGGCCGACATGCTCCCGTTTGGCAGTCGTCCGCTTGGTACTGCGACCGACCCGACCGCTGGTACTAGCACGGCAAACGTACGAAGCCTTGTCGCTTTCACGATGAACTCTGTTGCCTTTGGCGTGCTTGAAGAGTTGTTCGTGCGAATCGAAGAGCTTCCGACCAACCAGTATGTATGGCAGACCTACTCTGAAATCGCAATGGGCGCGACCCGAATCGAAGACAAGGGCGTGCTCAAGATTGACGTGGCGGGTTCTTCCGGCAACTTCTAATCCAACATAGAAAGGAGTATAATATATGGCTATTGTTCCTAGCAATGAAATGGCAAAGGTTGCGGCAGGGTTGCCCCCGTGGCTGAACTCTCAAATGTCTCGTGGTCAGGTATTGAAACATCTAATCACCTATACCGCAGGGACTTCCGCAACTGCCGCCTCTTCGGAAATCCAAGATATCCCTCTTCCTCCGGGAGTAGTGATTGACCTCTCTTCTGTGGCTATCAGTCATGATGGAGTCGGTGCTGGCAACTACACTCTTGAGCTATATCTCGCAGATAAACAAGGCAACTTGGTTCAGAACTGTGGGGATATTGGCGCATTGACTGTAACTGCAACCACGGGTGAAATTGTGCGACTGGCAAGCGCCCCCAATGTCGCATCTTGGCTTCTGTTTGACCCAGCACAATTCCTCATCGACAACGGCACTCAAGTCAGCGGCGTAACCATGACATACGCACTTCTCAAAGAGAAGTATCAGTTTGTTTTGTGCGTCAAGAACAGCGCCTCTGTAGCCGCAAACAAAAAGCTGTCCATTATCATGGACTTAGTTATCCCCTAATCTGAAAAAACAATGACTGACCTAGATATTGCTAATTATGCCTTGGGGTTGTTAGGCCAATATAAAATCCAAAGCTACCCGGAAACGGGGAAAAAGTCAGTAGAAGGTCAGGCATTAGAGGCATATCTTCCATTCGCTATTCAAGATGTCATGATTGATGGCGAATGGAACTTCGCCCGGAAAAGGGTAATCATTGAGCCGTCACCCACAGAGGTGGCGGCCTTTGGTTATCACAATGCTTTCCCGAAGCCTGACGACTTGGTGACAATCATATCCGTGAATGGAGAGCCTTGGAACATTCAGGCGCAGTTTGTGCAGATTGAGGGAGAGTATATCTTGGCAAACGTTGACCAGTTAAGGCTGGTTTACATTGCCTCACCTACGGATGGCACAACGCTTCAAGGGATTCCAGACCAGTTAAAACCATTGGTAGGGATTCGATGGGCCTATCTTATCTGTGTTCGGATTACCAACAACATTGAGTTGTACAACATGATAGCGGACATGTACCAGAGGGAATTGCACCGAATGCGTGATAATGACTTCATCAACAACACGGGTGGACGCTACAACTACCGCAACAAGCTTATGAGCCAGTCCACTTGGGGCCGCTATCCATTTGGGACGACCGCCCCATATCACGGTTCTCCCACTTACATCCCAGACTAACCTAAAATTCATTCAGCTATATGGCTACAAATTCCCGGCAGTTTCAAATGCAACTCAACTTTAACGGGGGGCAAGTTTCCGAAAACTTCACTCCACGAGTTGACATGCAGAAATACCAGACAAGTTGCTCTGTGATGAGAAACTTCATTCCCAGACAGTTCGGCATGTTAAAGAGGCGTCCGGGATTTGGTTTTGTTGACAGCTTTAAAAATCCTTTTCGGATATTAAAATTCCCTTGTACCAACAACGAGGAATATATTGTCTGCGTACACTCTGACAACAAATATGAGAGCGGAGGATGCAAGCCATTTGCGACCATTTATCAATGCGGATATTTTGGAGACCAGACTAGAAGGTGGGAAGTAAATCTTGATATAGACCCCGTATTCATGCCGGGGGTTAATGGCTGGACTGCGGACAGTTCTTCTGAAAGGCATGGTAGGTTTTGGGATACGGACTTAGCTAAAATCAAATATGTATCTCAAAACGACAAGATGTGGATAGTGCATCCTGATTTCTTCCCTCTGGAATTAACAAGGACGGCGAAGCCAGCACAACTTCCGCAGACGTCGATGGCAGAGGACAAGTATGTTGTTGAGTTTGACACCTCCTCAAACACGAATCTTTCCACAAAAAACTCTTTGTGTTTTGGTTTGTATGGCGTTAATAGGCTAAATGCAAAAACACAACCTTTCTTTACCTTAAACTTTAAGGACAACAAATCTATTGCTTTTGGTTTTAGCGGTAGTGGCGCCGATACGAAGTGGGCTATAACTACTTCGGATGGAGTTGTACATCAACTGGAAAACATTGGCGTTAGCTCTGACCAGACTGTAGATTTTAGCGATTTCAATAAAAACATACCTATCAACATTTATTGCTTCCTGACGTGGCGAGGAAACAAGCTTTACGCAAGCATAGGATGTAATAACAGTTATGGAACGTTAGGCCTCTATAAGAATTCCTCCTCCGAAGTCGAGGTTGATTCTTCTTTGGGCAACTTGTTAAGTTTTGTTATTGGGGGAACTCCGGGGAGTTCGACCGATGCTCAATCTTATGTTTCTTTCAAAGAAACCTTTAGTGCTGGTTCAGATTTTAGCGGCATTGGGATTAAAGTGAATTTTGGGCAAGGAGATGTGCCTGATAAAAGCTTTAATAACAACGACCACAGGGCGTCGCTAATAATGGCTCAAATGTTTGGAGACACTTCGAGTGTGTTCAAGCTTAATGATTATCAAATCCAGCAATACAATAATTCCGTTTTCCCCATTAAGCGGATATACGAGAGCGGCACAAATATTTACACGGAAGAACTTGTCATTGATTTCAAGTTAACGACGATGGACTTCCTGACTTATCCGAAGAGCGACGACTACTATATTAACAACAAGAATCAGTCGAGCAATCCGGATAGCCCTATGTTTTGCCGCAACCACGAGACATACCCGGATATTCCGTATTATGTATATGAGGATAAAGACGTAGCACTTAATACTATTAACGCCGTATTCGGTGACAGGTATTTCCTTTCTGATGGTTCCGTCCCGCAATTAACAGGCAACGACGGGACTCGAATTGCCGAGTGGTTAAAAGAATATACTCCGGGGGATATTGTTATCGGCTCCTGCCTGATGAACAAAACGGACGGTGTATTGAATGGGAACATATACAACTTCTCTACTGGCTCCAACGTCGGCATTCCCATTAACTTCTTTAGGATGGCAAACATCGTATGCCGCTACGTCCGAGGCGACTGGACTCTTAGCACAGACGCAGAAGTTGACACAACTAAAGGCTGTTTAGTAAGCTATATTGAAAACAATAAAGTTTTCTCCGGTTATCCTAATGGCGGTGGGTACACGATTTTCCGTGTAAACAATAACTGGTTCTCAAAGCCTAGAAAACTTAGCATGTCCGGAAGCGATACTCCGGGAGTTTTTATAGGTCTTGTTTACATTGGTGATAATGGGACGGTAAGCACAGATACAAAAGATGCAGGGCAATCTATTGAAATAGATAATAGTAGCGGAGCTTACCATACAGACATCCCCTTTTCTGTGTGGCCTAATCAGAAAAGGCTCACATCCACCACTACTGATGCGACGGTATTCCAGAACCTGACCATTATGCCGTTGATGTATGCTCCTGTGCTGGATGTTATATTTAAAGATTTTTCATCTAATTTCGGCAGAGGGAACTACCAGATAACCCAAACCAACATTAGTTCCACAAATTACTATTCGGCTAAATTCAATGACTTGGTGAAGTGCGCCTTTTCTGTAGAGAAAGGCTATCCTTCCTGCATAGCGTTGCGCAACGGACGTTTGATTTTAGCCTCTACGAAGTCCCAGCCGCAGACAATATGGGCATCCCGTGTTGACAGGTACAATGATTTCTCTGTTGACGACATGGCAAATTCCGGGTGGGATTTGACTATTGGAGCCAATCAGTCTCAAAAGATTCAATGGCTTTTGTCTTCAAAAGATTTAATGGTGGGAACGGATATTGGCGAATGGGTTATGAATGACAGTGATTCAAGCAATCCAGTCCCAATTATCAAGGAACAATCCCGCTGGGGTTCCTCTATTGCTCAAGGGGAGCTGATGACTGAAAGCCTGTTTTTTATTCCTAGGGACACAAAAGGAGTTATTCAGTCTATCTACTCCTTCCAGATTGACGGTTATACCTCCGAGGACGTGACTATCATGGCATCGGATTTGTTTGATAGTGGGATTACGTCACACTCTATCCAAAAAGACCCCGACCCTATCTGGTGGGGAACTACAGGAGGAGGGAAGCTTTTAGGTTTTCTTTACAACCGACAGCAAGACATCAATGGCTGGTTCCAATGCGACATTCAAGGGTGCGACATAAATCAGGTTTGCTGTTACAATAATCCTGTAAAGGGGGAAGAAGGGCTAATAGTTTCTGTTGAGGGAAAGAGTAAAAATAATTTAGTAAATGCCAATCAATATTTTGTAGCGTTCATGGAGGAAAGTAATCCCTGTGTAGATTTATTCTCCACCGGGAACACGACCGACACGGATGCCGGGAATGCGGGAGGATTTGACCCTATGTCATGGGATTTATTCTCCACCGGGAACACGACCGACACGGATGCTCTTAACACAATACTAGTCAATGGCTACTTCAAAGAAACAACCAGCACGGAACAAATTACGATTCAAACAAAATCAAGTGAAACTCAATCCTTTGTTTCAAGATTTTCTTTTTCCTTCAATGAGGCTTCTATTTTTAACAATCCGGCGACTAGCGGTAGCTCTGTTGAGGTAACAGCATTCCTTTTTGAGAACCAATATAACCCTTCACAGCAACAATTAGTCAAGGGGCCGTTTTATCTGTTTGTGTACGATGCCGAAACTCAAACACTTTTAGCTCGCTCAACAAATTCAATAGAGCTTCCTGACGATAAGAACCAGCTTCCTATTCTTGAGTTCCTGTTTAGCGGATTAACTGTAAACGCTAACCAGAAAATAAAGGTTTTCTTCTCAAGCAATGAATCAGCCTCCTTTGAAGGGAATGAAGAAATATTACAGGTTTCCTGTTTTAGTGATTCTACCCATGAGACGGAATACGGATATTTCCCGCATATGGATGTCCGCACAACTGTATTGAATTCCAAGATTGAATATGACGAAACCAAGCCTGTTTATCTGGATGTCATATCGGCAGTTGGTGAAACGACAACAGGTTATTGCTTTAGCGGAAATTCGATAAACAATAATTATTCTTATTATCAACAGGCACAAGAAGGGGAGGGCTTGTTCTCCGATAGCAAAATTGTATTCAACGTTGAATCCGAAATTGCATCCTATATAGCACAACCGGGTTATGATGGTTTTAGTATGCCGCCGTTAGGGCTACAATCCATTTTCCCGAACTTCACTTTTGGGCTTCACATCTTTTCAGAGTTCGTGTCGATGCCGATGGGGAATGCTAACAATTACGTCATCCCGGCAACCACCACCAAGATTAGCCAACTGCGCTATCAAGTATCACGAGACGAGAGCAAAGACTTAGTTCCTTCTGCCGAGTTCCTTAATCAAGAGGGCCTAGCGTATGGAGAGCCTAGAATTCAGGCGACAGTACAAGCTTTAGATTACGATGCTCCTTTGGCTATGGAAAAGAATAACTCCTTGTCTGTATCTACAAACTTAATTAACGGACGAGGGCATGTTGTATTGAGTGGGCAAAGTTCCACAGATACAAGGCTGTACTTTTCTTTGGATGATGCTAAAAAAGTAAACATATTAGCGGCATACATTTTATATGATTCCACTCTCGTTAGCTGACACTTCTGGGCTTACTAGTGATGGGCTTCTTCCTATCACTGGCTTCCCGTCATGGATGTGGGGAAGCGGATTTCTTAACGACCAGTTAAACAACATCCCGGAAATCGCAGAACCCGCCTATAATGAGTTGTGGACAGACCCCACAACAGGAGTAACTAATGCTCTCCTGCCTTCGATAAGGAGTGATTCTTATCTTGATGGGATATATGACACGGACTATCAGACGGGCTATCCGGAGATGCCGCAACCTCCGACATATAATCCTAACACAAGTTATTTGCCGTCAGCGGCTTCTGCGAATATATGGCAAGAGAAATCCAGCCCAAACAAAATAGGCTGGGATGACACCTTCGATGGATTTGGGTTTAACTCTACTACGCTAAAGGGGTTCGGAAGTGTCCTTTCGGATATTTCTTCTTCGTTTAGCAAGAAGAGAGAGTATGCCAATTATGTTGCCAGTTATGAAAATCAGGCGCAGGCTTTAAGGAATCAGGCAGAATCAGCCTATAAGATTGCGGGAATAAATATGTCTCGCCTTAGAGGCAATCAGGCGAAATATCTGGCACAGCAACAGGTGTCTGCGGTGCGTACAGGGTTCGCCCCCACATCAGGTTCTATTAGTGCTGTGCAGAAAGCGACGATGAGCCAGTTCGAGCAACAAATAGGAGACGCTTGGTTGGAGGCAGAGCAGAGGAGGCAGAACACCATGTATCAAGCGAGCGTTGCGGATTGGCGTGCAAGTCAGGCTAGGCAAGCCAGCAAGAGGAGTTCTAAGGGGTTCCTCGGTTCTTTGATTGGTTCGGGAGTTGGCGCCTATTTTGGCGGCCCGACAGGCATGGCTATTGGCTCTAAAATAGGCACATCATTAAACGGGTTATTCTAAATGGCGACCAACGACACAAGAGATATTAGGCTGGGTGTTACCGGTTCGAATAAGGAGGGGTTGCTTCCTTCTCCGTCTAACAGGTACTTGCGCTCTACTTACGATACGGCGAGATATGTTCCTATCGGCAACGAGTTTGACAAGGAAAGCCGGGAAAGGGAGCTGGGTAATCTAGGAGAAGGTTTGTCCCTATGGGCCAAAGCACAGGCCGAGGTGGAGACGACTAACGACAGTATCCAGTCGAGGCGCATGGCGGCAGAGTACATGGAAGCCTCAACGCAGGTTTTCAACCAGTTGCAAAACGACCCAAGCACGATGAACAACCCTGCCGTGTGGCTGGACGTGTACACGGAGGAAATGACATCAAGGATTGCGGAGATAAATAATAATTATTCTAAATCTTTTTATGTTGGTCGCAATCAACTCATGTCTAACGAGCAACTTAATTTGCTGTTAAAAAAGGAGAAGAATAATGTGGCCCTGATGGCGGCAGACCGGGTATCAAAAATGGCTGCTGACGAGACAAACGCCTCCCTGAAAGTGGCAATAGCTAACAGGGATTTCGGACTGGCTAAGGAGATAAACCAAAGCCCTTACCTAACGCCTGCCCAAAAGATTCTAAATGAGAATGAAATCACGGGTGCTCAAACACAGGACATAATTCAACAGTCAGTTTTGAGAGACCCGTGGAGCGTTGTAGAGGAAGTGAACAGGGATGGAGCTGTACAACGTCGAGAACTCACCTATGAACAACAGCAGTACGCAATGAATCAAGCGCAGGGGCAGATAAGCATGATTCAAAAGCAATCGTACGATTCTCTCGTACAGAAGTTTTTGTTTAACCCGGAAGAGTTTGACTTGAACGTGGCAAACAAGTTGCTGAAAAACAACCATTTGACTACCCAGCAATACGTTAATCTTCTGAACATGAAGAAAAACATGAGCGCCAAGGTAGAGCCGACGCCGATGCAGTTTAAGGCAATGTCGGAATGGGCAACGAAGCTGTCAGAGGGATATGCCAAGGAATCTCCCGAAGGCAAAGCAAATATCCTTTCGCAAGCCGAACGTCTTTTTGACAGCATGAATTTCAGCACCAGCGACAAGAATGCTCTGGTTAAGCTGGTAACGCAAAAGATTTCCCCTGAAACATTCAGTCAGGCAGACAAGCTGGTAGAGCAATTCTGGAATAATGGGCAGTTGCCCTTAACAACAACGGCTGATTATACCGGAACGCAGGGTGGGAAAACTCCGATTTATTTAACGGAGGCAGAGTTCAATACACAGTTCAAGGAGCGCAAGAACCAGTTTTTCCTAGATAAAAGCAGAACATATCTTGACCCTAAGACAGCAAAAGATAGGTATGCGGTGATGGAGTATGTACCAAATGCCCAAAACATTTTAATACAAGATAGAGTAAAGAGTGAAGTTCGCTCTGCATTGACGGATAAAATAGCCGAATATCGTGCGGAGAATGGTGGCAAGTCCCCGAATACCGAGGAACTGTACACAATGATTTATAACGCTCGCGCAGAAGTATTTGGCAATCAAAATATTAGAGCACTCAACCCTATCATGGACGGACCTGTTTTTCCGACAGGGCAACAGGCAGAAAAGGATGAGAGGAAGGCGACCTTTATTCCAAGAGAAAATAAGAAGTTTTCTTTCAGAGAGGATGGGCCGGTTGTAAATATCCCAGAGAACGATAAATTTATCTGCCTCTCTCCAAACGATGCTTTTGTGACTGGCGAGAAAAACCCTCTTTTATTGCTCAAACAGGCGGGGCAATACCCGGTAGGATATGTGACGTTTGACCAGTCATATCTAGAAAAGCCCTCGGAAGGGATGCAAGAAGTTGTTGCGAGAAGAAATGCCAAAGCTATTGCTGAAAAGGCGGGCCTTGCGGCGCAGAGCGAGCAAACCGTATATTGTGCTTTAATTGCATATTGGAACAGCTTATAAGACATTTATGCCTGATACATTAGACCCATTAAACTTGGCTACACCTCCGATAGATAGCGAACCTATTGGCGGTGATGCTTTAGAGGCACAGGCACAACAGGAAATGCAAGAGCAAATCGCTAATGAGGCTCAAGGCGTTTCTAATGGTGTTAATGAGGGGGCATGGGCAGAAAGGGCGTTAAGCCAGAAGCGGAAACTGCGTTCTGACTTGGATGAGTATTTGAAGCTTCAAGCACAGGTCACGCCGGATGATTCGCCAGAGTTTTTAGAGGCTCTTTCCGAAAGGCGCAATCAACTAATCAATAGTGGCATAGACCCTGATTATGAGAAATATCGGGACAAGGTAGATAGAATTCAAGGCAAGATATACGCCATTACTCAAAACATCAATCCCAAGACAGGGTTGTTTGGCGTTGTCCCCACAGAGGATGTTAAAGACAGCAGACTTGGAACTCTTCTCACCGCAGAGCAAATTGGGTACTTTAACAGTCTCCCAAAAAGCATGCAGGATGAATTTCTCTTTGAGGGCATTGTTGAGACGTTCTTCCCGCAGGGCGGCATGGATAAGGTGACTGCATTGGGGTTGCTCAAGGAACACTACCAGACGGATTCCATGCACGGAGTTGTCAGCAAATATGCTCAAGAGCTTCAACGCAACAAGGAAGAGGAAGTAGCTTACAATGAAGCGTCCACGAGGTTTTTTGATTCTTTTATTGAGAATGGCGGCGATTATCAGAAAGCAATCGACAGCTTGGAAGGCAATCTGAACCTGTATGCGGAAAACATTTTCAACCAAGAACCTGCGCTTAAATACATTTACCAGCGTGCGTATAACTCCGTCTCATGGATTAAAGATGAATACATAGAGAGCGGAGAGCTGGATTGGGACAAGATGGCAGACAGGTTGTTGAAGCTTGGGGAAGGAGAGACGTTCTCTCTAGCCATTCAGATGCTTCCCTACATGTTGCCCAAAGACGACAGGACTTGGCTCACCCAAGCCATAGACGACACCGCCTCTGATGTCTCCCGCTTTGCTAGGCTCATGGTTGACGGAGGAGGTGATAGCGCCCAAGCAGAACGCCTTGCGTTGGCTATCCAGCAGGAATATCGTCAGGGCCGAGACATGCCTACTTCGTGGCTAGGAATAGCGGCTAAGGTAGCAACAGACCAAGTTCCCAAGATAACGGCAGTAACAGGAAGTACTCTTTTAGCTAGTGGTGGAGGCCCTGTATCTATGGCCGCCACAGGTATGGCTGTCGGCTCAATGGTGTATGGTTCAACGGTAGGTCTTGAGGCATATAGGACGAATTCTTCTAGGGCAGGAGCATTGACATATGGTGTCACTGTTGGGGCCTTGGAAGGTCTCCTTGAAAACATAACTCTTGGTGCTGGTGCTTTGGCCACCAAGGGTATTAAGGTGGCAGAGGCAGGTAGGAAAATGGCCTCTGTTGTCGGAAGAGTTCCCGCTACCGTAAGAGGTGCGGCGGCTGGTGCTTTGTCTGAATACACCCAAGAAGTCATTGCTGACCCAATTTATGTTGGATTGGAGAATGTAATGCGCTCTGCGGGGTTTGAGCTTACCCAGCAAAACACCCTTAAAAACTGGTGGGAAACATTGGACTTCACATCCCCTGAACTATTGGGGGCTACAGCCATTCTTGGCGGGTCCATTGGTGCTGTTGGGGGCTATCAAGCTAACCACCTCATCAACCGAGTAGGAAGAAGCGCTTCGGCTCTTCAAGCTTATGGTGTACCCGAATCGGAAGCTGTGGCTATTGCCGAAATGCCAGACGGCAAGGAGCGCACAAACAGGCTTATATCGGCCCTTCGCAATAACCGGGTAAGCCCCGACGTGCAAATAACAAACCAGCAAGCGGGGATATTCCTGAACTTTTTAGCTAAGAATGCAGAGAGGTTTAAGGATGTTGAGCTGATGCCGGAGATATCCGACAACGGGGACGGAACCTTTAATATTGTTGAGAGAGACCCGGTAAGTGGAGCTGAAAAAGCAACCACAGTAACAGACGAAATCGCAGGGACGTTCATGTCTCAAGCGTTGCAGTCAAATCCGGGATTTATCAGGGCATTAAATATTTTCGCCCAAGAAGAGATAGAGTCAGGGGTGGGCAAGGAGACGAAGATAAAGAGCTATACTCCTGACGAACTCCGAGCAAAAATCCAATCCACAGAAGACAACAATGCAACTATAGCACGACTTAGGGCTTTGGCTGTAATTAACCAAGACCCGGAATTGTTGCAGAGTTTTCGTGATGGGAAAGTAAGTATTGAAGATGTAGCAAATGAGCTGGAAATTGTATCTGCATATAGAGATGGCACGATTGCTGTTGCGAGGGGTGAAGCGAATCCTCTCAATATTCTGGAAGAAATAATTCACGCCCGTGCAATATCCGACTTGGAGAGCGGCGTTATTTCTCGAAGCGTCATTGAAACACAGGTAAGGAATTACTTGGAGTTCTTGGGACGTAGTGCGGAAGAGATAGGGGATTTGAGCAATGACGTTGTGTTGCAGGAACATTTGGCGAATATGGGGAAGGCTTTGGCAACAACGCCGGAACTGTTTTCCGCAATGCCCGGCAATGTTCAAACAATCCTTGAGTGGCAGAAGGACGCTATAGCGGAAGTAGGAAATGTCTTTGCGGAAGGCGCTCTGATAAAAGAGGCCATTGAGCAGGGCATTGTCTCTCCCGATTTTGTCAAGTGGTCTAAATCTTTGGCGACTATGGCCGAACGTCGTGACGGTCAGGATATGGCAGAGCTTGTCAATGGTGCGACCGGAGAAAGCATTTTGCCAATGGGACAGAGCCTTCCTTCCGTGAGGAGGCGTGGAACCATTGATGTAACTCCTTCTGTAAGAACCATTAACGAAGCCATATCAAACATAGTCAATGGCGCATCGGAAAGGTCTATAGGCCAGCTCCATAAATTGCAGAGGAGCATGATAAAGCTTTCGGAAAGGTTTTCTCAAGGGAAGCTGACCGAACGAGGACAACAGAAAGCGTTACTGAATTCTGTTCTCTCTATCGCTAATGCAATGGCTTCTGGTAGCCGGAAGTTTATCTCCAACCAGCTTGCCGAAAGGCTTGCGAATCCCAAGAGCAACGAAGCGTTTAATGCGGACATGAAGACTGCATTGGATGCCACAGTAGCGGCCTTGAACGAAAGAGCGGAGGCGGCGAGCCGGAAGCAGTTGGAGCGCATTATTCAGGACGAGATAAACAGGAGGGTTGAGCAAGCGGACGCTAAAGCCAAGAAGGATTTCAACAGGGAAATGAAATTCCTCCGGGGTTTAATCTCCAAGGAAATAAGGAAAGACATCAAGGAGGAAAGAGCGGAGGCGGCGGCAGAGAAGAAGCTTGCCAGTAAGAGCATACAGAGCTTGCGAAGGCTTGCCGAGAATGCTTTTAAGGACACCAAGGGGCGCTCTCGTTCTTTGGACGCACAAGCCAGAGAGGAGACTATGGATGCCCTTGAGGTTATGGCTATGTCTCCTTCCGAAGTTGCAACCCAGCTTGAAGTCTTGGATAGCACCATAGATGAGCTTCAAAACCAGAAGGCAACAGAAGAGAATGTTCTAGAGTTGGAAAACTTGGAAAACCAAAAGAACCTCCTCGAGGTATTTGGGAGTGCGTTGTATCGGGAAAGGATGCCCAACGGAAGGTACAAATACGCACTTAATGCTCAACAGCTCGCAGAAGCGGTTAAGACACTGAAAGAGCTACAGCGAGAAGGACGGCTTCGGAGAAAGAAAGTTAATGAGCAGATTGAGCGTTTCTATAACAAATTCAACGCAGTCATCAACGAGCGGGTAGGAGGGGAGAATAATCGTGATGCCCTTAGAAAGGCTGTATTGGAGCGAGACCAAAGAGGCACAGGCTTTTTGGATAGAATCTTTACAGGATTCATGAGCCTTCAACAGCTCCTTGAAGTTCTCTCTTCGATGAAAGACTTTAAGGATATAGGAACGTTCTTGCAAAATAATGTTCAATACGCAGAACAACAGCGAGGAGTAGAGAAGGAAAAGGCTACGTCTCATGCCGTTCGTATCATGCGGGGAATGATGGAGAGAGCGGGGCAGAATTCGCCTAGGTATTTTGACCAGCTTTCCACCAAAACCATATCCTTCATGGGCCACGAATTAACCAAGTATGGCCTAGTCAAAGTCTATCAGACGTTAAGGGAAAAGGACGGCTTAGACGTATTGCGGGAAAACCTTGGCAACAAGGGCATGGATTTTGGCAATTATCGAAAATATCAGCAAGAGCTTGAGGCCTTAAACAAAGGCCTTGCTGATGGCGCCTTAACCTCCGAAGAGTATGACGCCAAGGCAGAAGTTGTTGAAAACGAATACCTTGAGAGAAAAGAAAAGGATATTTCCAAGCTTTTGGAAATCCTTGGTCCGGACGGTCTGTATTTAGCGGACGAACTGCAAAACCTGTATCGAGAAAAAGGTGAGAAGCTTCGGGCGTTCATGGCAGAGAACTATGGACAAACGGTAATTCTAGATGACTACTATACGCCCCGCAACATCGCGGCTTACAACACCATGCAAGAAGGCGACATGGAAAGTTACAGCAAGGGCCACATTTCAAGAACAGGATTACCCTCTTACGCGAAGCATAGAAACACGCCGTCTTCCGCAGCCTTGTCTTTGGAGATAAACCCTCTTGGAGAGTATCTTCGGTACAGCTCTATCATGGAAGGGTGGATGACAGCCTACGAACTAGTCAACTTCAACAACCGAGTTTGGGCTAATCCTACCACCAACGCACAGTTACAGAAATTATTAGGCCCTGCCAATTATGAGACGGCCAATAAAGACCTTTATTACTTCATCAATGAAGGCCGTGTGTATGCGCAAAAGAGCGTGTTGGCAGAGGTGATGGGGAAAGTGTTTCAAGTGTTAGCTAAGACTAGGATTGCCTTCTCTTTAGCTTCTTTGGTGCGCTCTGGGGCGGCTATATTCAACCCTCTTGTGGGAAGCAATTTCTCATCAATGGAAATCATTAGAGGGTTTGCAGACATCGCTTCTGGGAACTATAAGGGGTTCTCGATTGAAGAGCTTAGGGACTTGGAAGCCATGAAGGAGCGCAAATACAGAGGATGGGAAGACCGTGTGCTGGCTGAAAAAGCATTAAGCATACCCCTGAAAAAACAAGCGCAATGGGGATATTGGCAGGAAGCCGGCATGAGCGGGTTAATTGGTTTCGACTGGTGGAGTATTTCAAGGGCTAACATGCTAGCGTCTCACATGCTTGCAAAGCGTGGTTTGTCACATGAACAGATAAGGTGGGAGCTTAATAAGAACATCTATCAGACAGCACAGCCTTTATCAACTTCGGCCAAAGCTTCGCACTTGTTAGGCGGTAGTGCTTTTGAGGCATCCCAATTCTTATTCCTTTCCGACGTAATGAACAAATTCGGTATGGTTGTAATGCAGGGCAAAAAGGGCGATTGGCTAGCCGCATTCCGAGTTTATACTATTGCGGCTATAGCTAATGGCCTTTTCAATGGTTTGGCAACTGCTTTGTTTGGAGACAAGGATAAAGAGGATGAATTTCTGGACAACCTCTTCTTCACAGCCGTCCTAAGCCCGATAGTTTCAGTCCCGATGTTTGGAGGCTTTGCGGAATGGGTATTGTCCGAATTGAGCGGAAAACAATATTCGCTTGGACGGGCTGACATGGCTGACCTTTCAAGCACGATTCAGAACCTAGTCAGAAGTATTGTAAAAACATACGAAACAGTTTCAGAGAAATGGGATAAGGAAGGAGCTTTGACTTTCAATGATTACGCCGATATGGTTTCTTACTTAGGAAAGAACATTGGTAGTGTGGCGACTGTTTCAACCGCTTTTGGTTCTTCTGGACAGAGCGTAACTAAATCTCTGGAAATGGTAGGCGCATTGTCGAATGCCCTTTCTCAAGTGAAGACGACCGCTCAAAAGGCACTCCCGGAGCCAATCAACCCGCTTTATACGGAGAAGGAGGAAATGAAGGAAAGAGCGCGACAGCTCAAGAAAGCTAAGAGAGAAGCGAAGAGGGAGAACGGCGAGCGTTCGGCCACGTATAGAAAACTTTCTAGGGAATTAAGACAAATAAACAAACTACTCAAGATTAGAGGCTGGGAAGACTAGCCAACAATCTTTAACCAAGACAACATTGACCAATGACTGCAAAAAAAAAGACAACCGCCCGTACAACCGGGCTAACTGGCAATCAGTTTGCTAGCGTTGAGCAAGGTCGTTCTTATGTTCTGTCAGTACACTCTCCCTCTGGGGCAGGAGAGATAGAACTATTGGCGGCCGATAGCGACCAACAGAGCGAGCCGGATATGTTTAGCATGCTTTACGAGAAAATTGAAACAGCTAGGCAAATCCCGTTTGTTGCAATTTCTCCCTTTGTTTTTGTAAACGTGGGGAGTAGCGATGTACAATGGCTGGTTACTCCGGCAAATTTTAGTATCGCCGTCCCCGGTGCGTCGTCCGGCGGCGGCTCAAGCTTTGACCCCGCTTCTGACTACAACATTTCAGGGAAATGGAAGTTTACACAGCCCCTTAAAATTGCAGAAGCAACGGTAGCGACAGAGGCTGTAAATCTAGGGTATGTTAATGCACGATTCCAGCAGACTGTTGACATAATTTCAACACAAACCATAGGCGGCACTAAGACCTTCTCTGCGTCTCCTGTAGTTCCAATTCCTACTGCGCAAAACCAAGCGGCTAACAAAAACTACGTTGACGCTAATATTATCCAAGTGAAGAGCCTGTTGGAAACAACTATGCGCTATCAGGAAAAGACGGAAGCGGAGTATAATGCTCTTAGCGAAAAAGCAAACAACTGTATTTACTATCTAACCGACAAATCTATGTGGGCTATCGGTGACAAGGAGATTGTCACGTCTGATATGCCTGCGTGATAGTCCCCCCTCCCGATTTCGGGGGGGGGGCATAACTCTTTTATAATCAATAGCAATGTATTTATATAATACAACAATCCAATCAGCTGAATTAGCCACAGGCAGTGCTGTTGCTGTGACACTCCCAGAAGATGCTCCAGAGGGCATGTATGAAATACGCTTCATTAGTGCAACATCAACAGGAACTATTCTATCTGTGCAGCCGTCCGAGTTTCGTGTGAAAGTAACTTCCTCTAATCCTCCAGGAACGCAGCTTGCAAATACTGCGACGGCCCTCGGAAAAAGCAATCTCATTATTTATGAGGACGAAAACGGAAGTCTAAAGAAAGTTGTTCCCTCCATGGGAATGCTATATAAAATCCCTGCAAATTGTACTGTTGTGTCTGCTCAACAGTACATGTATCACGTTCAAGGAGGCTCTGATAAAGTTTCTTTTTCAATGCCTTCAATCGCAGAAGAGGTAACTCCCAATTCTGTGAATATTACATTTATTCAAATAGCCTAATATAATTTTCGTTATGATGGTGAAAATAGGTTTTGAAGATGTTGGTAAATATGATAAAGCCACCTTTGTTTGTCTTCAACACAGCGATTGTCGAGACAAGACCCCAGAAGATTTGCCGGAGGATAAGCAAGAAGTATGGGAAAAATTCAAACAGGAACTTGCCTCATTAAAAGAGGATTGGATTGTCACGGAAGCTGTGCTTTTCCCGAGCGTTGATGACCCGTCAGAAACTGTAGAGATAGAAGTTTGTGCTAGACACAACTCAAAGAAACTTCCTGGACCTTGCGCACCTATAAAAATTTTCACGTCATGCGAGATTCCTGCTCTAAAAAAGAAAGACAAGGATTTGATGGAGTTCTTAAAATGGATAGCAGAAACAAGGTTAGAATAAATACTCGACATGAACAACACTTCATCCTGGTATACCAACAGTTGCTATTCCGGTAGCCACTGTATATAGGTGTTTCAATGTCATAAAGACAGGACCTCCGTTAAAAGCGGGGGTCCTGTTTTTTATGCGTGTTCGAGCAACTTGTAAGCTTTCCTTACAAGTTCGATGAACTGTAAAGAAAAACTTTACAGTTGACCAAGGGAACAGGATTTGGTCTAATGCTCTTGGAAGAATTCATTTCTTCTTTCGTTGTGCATATTCAAGCGGAGCAGCTTCGGGGTTTTTTCTCATGTTTTACCCGAAGCTGCTCTTCTTTTTTGTCTTGAAACAGGCCTGATGTAAAAAATATGTGTTGTATGACACAACTATAATTAACTAATAACCATATACTTATGTCACACAATGTTCCGTTTCGAGCGTTTTCGATGTCAAACTTTAGGCTTGATTTTTTGAGGGGTCAGTTGTTAAAATCTTGTTCAAGGAACAGGGCGGTTAAGTTGATTGTCTTCCTTTAACCTCTCCGGGGCTAGAAAGAAAAAGAGTTCGGATATGGCAAGCATATCCTTCATGATTTTTCAAAAGTTTTGATTTACGCCTATCGGCTATGGAGCCAAACAAAGTTGTGGGCTTGGTTAGAGAAACAACGGGATTAGAAAAGAATTGGTTTAAAAACATTTCTAATTTGGAACACGTTGGTTAGAGAAAGTAGGTTAGAATAAACCTTTTAATATTTATACTTATTGATTTATTCCTTCGTTCGGCTAACAGGTTGCATAGAGAGGTTAACAAGAGTTCCAAGTTCGAAGGTATTAGAGAAACGATAACATAGACCACTTCGAAGCTATTAACTACCGTCTCCAACTACAAAGGACGTTACACCGTATATACGCGCGTGCGAATTTATAAGAGAGCAGAAAAAACTTTTTTCCAGTGTGTATGACAATTCTAAAAGAAAAAAACATTGATTACCCTGTCGTTTCTGTTATTGTGAAGAGGTCGCAAGGAACTAAAGCGTTAGTTTTAGGATAGTAAGCGATAAACAATAACCACTAAAAATAATATGGCATATAAAAAAATAAACGGAGAAGACTTTCCTCAAGATAAAGTCTCAGGCTTAATCGCTCTACTGAATAGTAATCCGATTAAATCAGCCTTTTTCGTCAAAGATTTTGAGGATATAGTTAAATCTGGCTGGGATTTGGAACCTGACTGTAATGTTTGGTACAGGGTAAAACCGTCAATTCTTCAAGAAATAGATGAGCTGGACGTTTCCGAAAAAGAAAAGGAAGCAATCAAGGAAAAAGTTGCAACGATTGTCGGAAGTCCTGTTTTTTATGTTGGCAAAAGAACAGAAAAAGACGAAATTCTGACTGCTGGCATGGTAGAAGGACGCGTTTTTGGTTTTAACAAGAAACACTTCCGCAAGATTGAATCTGATGTTTATTCTAAAAATCTGAAAAAGGCCCTTCTTGTGTCCGAAAACTGGAACAAGTTCATCAAACCTCTTATTTGGGTGATTCGCGGTTTTGAGCTTGATGACTGTTCAAGTTTCCCTACCATTGTTGCGCCTAAGCTTTGTGATGAAGAAGATTAACCTGACAGTATTGAATAACTTTTTAACGTTCCTGAATAATGTTCATGAGCTAACCGAGAGGGGCTGGGTTCATGAAGCTACAGGAACAATGTACAAAAAGTGTTCAAAGCTATTCGACACATTCAAGGAATCCTATTCAGGTAACTCTCTAAGCCCTGAAAAAGATATTGTCTTTGAGGAGGTTTCCTTAACAGAGACACCTAATGATGAAGACGTCCTCGACGTACTTAGGGAAGAATGTGACGAAATCTGTGATTATCTTTACGATGTAGCAGGACAAGAATCATTTTTAGTCTCACAAGCAGATGAGATTAAAACTGTTTTAAGTCAGCAGCTATTTGTTGCTAGGAAGGTGTAGCAAAAGAACAACCTAGAAGTCTAGGAGCTGTTCTAAAAATTAACAACATAAACAACAAACAAATATAGTAGAAAAGGGTGGAATAATCCAATATGGTTAGCCTTCCCTGCTACATTGCAAAGCACCACCCTGCAAACGGGCAATATCCTATTTGCGGGGTGGTTGTTTTTATTTGTAGGAAGGTCTTATGAATGTTATTTGTCCATGTATGAAAACAACTCATACCTTCGATGCATTAGTGGAGGCTGTGGCAAATCAGGTTGGGCTTGATACCAGCATCCCAGAAGACCACACTAAAGCGTGCGAGCTTGTCACTTGGATGCTTGATGAAGGATATTCTTCTATCGTGTTGACACATGCGGCAGAGTTTGCCGAAGAGAAGGGAGTTCCGGGAAAATGGATTGCTCTTGTGAGTGCTATCATTGGTGCGCTCATTACCTTTTTCTGTACTACAGGGTGCGCTAATACCTCTTTCACCTTGTCCGGAGAACAGGGAGGCCAAATCAGCTACAGCGTTGACGAAAACGGGAATCTGATTATATCCGGGAAGCCTCCTGTCGTTCAAACTAAGGGGAAATAAGAAGATGTGCCAGCTCTCCCAAGTGCCAAAATACTTTTTAGAGTTTGCTAAGCAATCCCCTATGTTCGCTTGCCTTATGATGTCGCTGGCGATATGTGGAGGAGCATGTTGGTATATTGGAGAACTGGTCAGCCACCACAATGACCGCCTTTGTAATTTGATGACCATGCAGACGCAGGCCCAAGTGGAAACAGCAAAGGCAATTCAACTGTTAGCTATTCGAGTTGAAGGAATAGAAAGAAAGATAAAAGAATGAATGTTCTGATTGCGATTGACAAACAGGATAAGGTTTTAACTCACATTGGTCAGAGCTTGGAAAGCTTTCTGGATAAGGGATTTTTTACCTCATTTATTGAGGTAGTGCCGACCACAAAAGAAATTAACCTATTTATGACTAATAGGTGGGACAATATAGGAATAGAGTTTATTTTGAGGTTGCGAACTTCCTCTGTTACCTCTGATAGAGCCACGCATCAAAAACTTGTCTCTTCAAACACACAAACGCCATTTGGTTTTAGGCTCCTGCATACAGCAAACACCCTTTTGCAAAAAGAGGGTTGGGGCGAATTTGGGTTTAACCCGTGCACGGAATTTAACGGCTTGCCAGGTTGGATAGACTTTATTGATATTGAAGTTGCCAATGTGGCAGACAAGAAAGACCTCTCTGCTCTAGGGGACGGAAAAGTTTTTGCAAGTAGCGTTGCTAAATGGATGAATAAGGCCGCAAAATATCTTCAAACAAGGTGATTATAAATCCTTGTTGAACAAATAATCATCAATAACCTTACACTCTCTCATAGACAACGGGGATTGCTTGTAATACATGCGAATCCCCGTTCTTTTTGCACTTCTTACATCTAGATATGACAGAGGCATACACCTGTTTGTCCTATAGAGTTTTTTAAAGCGGGCAGAACGCCATTCTCTGTTCCTGCGGGCGGCTATGCAAAAATCCAGAGACTTTACTGCATCTCCTGTTAATGTTTTTTGTATAAACTTGGTTGGAGAATAAGACCTCTGTCTTAGAAGCGCAGATAATGGGTTGCCCACAGAAAAAAGTTCCAGTATTTCGTAAAACTCTTTATCCGTAAGCCTGTTTAACTTCATTATGCTAGCTGGAATTTTTTAGATGCCTCTTTTTGAAAGGAGGTGTAAATGGACGGGTGGCACAAGCAATGACCCATTCGAGATAACACATACGCATCTGCCTCATTATTGTTTTTGGGGTCTATCTGCCACTTTTTAAGAACAGCAGTCATTATAAGTCCTTTTTCTCCAACACCTTTTCCGGTAGCAAATTTCTTTAGGGTTGTTGGAGGGAAAACAATTATATTTGAAATCCCTGATGAAAAAAGGATGTGTTTTACCACTCCTCCAAGCTCTCCCAAATGAACGATTTTGCCGAACCGCGAAAAGGCATAATTCTCTATACATACCAGAACCTTTTCCGCTGGCGTCTGCGCTAGGATTGTGTCCTTGATGTTCTCTAGTTGGTTGGCAAAATCAGAAAGCCTCTGGGGGCCTTTGTGAGGGCTTGAAAGGGTGGTTGTATAATCAGTGGCTACTCCTGACTTATGATGAAACACAGAACACCCTGTAGCGGTTAGTGAGAGGTCTAAACCCAGAAAACAGTTGAACCCTTCAAAAAGCTTTGTTTCTACTTTGTTTTCTTCCATGATTTTTTCTCTGATACTGGGAATCTGAAATCGACAAGCTCAAATCGGGAGTCCTTTTGAGTCATCACTATCCCTCCATTGCGGCTTCTTTTCAGCACCACAACACCGAACACAGAGTTTTGTTCAAATTCTGTATCTGGATTTTTCTGAATTTCGCAAATGGCTTCCGCTGTTGTATGCAAAACCTCTGCTTCTGGCTCTTTTTTCCTAGGAGGTCGCCCCCTTTTAGTTGTCTTTTCCATATTCTAGTTCTTGTTTTGCCAACCTATACGCCTCACGCCCGTCTAGTCCGGGTGTTCTCATTTGGATTCCTACTGCTTTTTCAAGGCGGTTGAGGACAATCTTACCTTTTTTGTCTATGATAGCAAGAGGGTCTTTGTAGCCGCTAACGATAAGTATTCTCATGCAAAGGATGATAACGTCTGCACATTCAAACGCCATTTCCTTCTTGTTTTTGGCCGAAAGAAGTTCTTCTACCTCTTCCTTGAGATGTTTTTTGAGCTGTGGGACAGTCTCTTTAACCCCTAAAAATTTACTGAAAACATTACATATTTGTTTGGCGATATTGTACACTCTAACCTTCCTTTCATATTGAAACAAATCCATGCTACGCATTATCTCCTTTCGTATTGCCAACTGGAAAGCTCTTCCTTGGCTTCACTTGCCTTTTTGTAGGCTTCCTCGGTTCCATAAATTTCAGAGGAAAAGAAGCAAGCAGTTGTGTCTTCATCGTCTATAGATGTAGAGTAAACTTCATATCCTTCAACAACATCGTTCTCGACATTTTCAGTCCTGTATTTTGCTCGTATTTTATAAAACGAATTTTTCATAATATTTTTTTCTTTAGAATTTCTTTTGCTCTATCTATGGCTTCGGAGAGAGACGAATACAATTCTAGCTCATCTTCTACTCTCCAAATATTTCGAAAATCGAGTGATGTCCACCTATTGATTTTATTTGCATACTTTAAATCTTTTTTTACAGTTACCTTGTAGTGATGATTTGTGCAACCAATAAGCAACACACCATCTTCTCCCGGGTCAATAGTGTATCTCATTATATCCTCTTAGTTCTTCAACGTATTTTGTGACGTCTTCTACGTCGGCAAAGTCTTTAGTGCCTTGCTCAATAGCCTTTTTAAGTCTTTTTTCCAGCTCTTCTTGGGTGATTGTTTTCGGATGATGTGTAACCTTGTTTAAGTTTTTATGCATAACTAAGGAATAGACAAGAATATCGGTTGCGAATCCCCTGATTCTTAAAAGAACTTCTTCCTCCGAGGAACACGGGTCGAGTTGATACCCACAATTAGAACATTTAGGGATATATACCTTACTTCCTAAAGGGACGCCTTGTGGCCCCATCCCAGTAAACAATAAATCCTTAACAATGAAATACTCGTTATGACATATTGGACATTTTGGATTTTTTGCGCTCATTTTTTAACTATCCTTTCTTTCTGTTTTTTTTCGACGATATAGCTTCCAAAGATTTTATTGAATTGTTCGTTCGATGCTTTTCTGGACTGCTTCCCGTTCACAATGTTTTGGTGTTTGTGAAAAGCCTCTTCCAGCTTAGAGACTGAAACACTAACGGCTTCCATCATGTCCCCTAGAGGAATGACTTGCTGAACCCTAGATAACCCTTCGTTTTTAAAGCTACGAACCGTATTTCCTTCTTTTAAACCAAGGCCGTCAATCTCTTCGCCATTTTTCAGCAACTCATAACATGATTCTTCTATCTCTTTGGCCACCTTCGAGGCCAATTTAGCTGTAAAATATAGCTTAGAGCGTTCTTCTGGATTCATCTGTTTCAGCTTAGAAGAAAAAGCTGTAGCGGGGGTAGTGATTGTTTGCACCACCTCTAACGGCTTTTTGCATTCAGCAAAACCCTTGCAGTA